CGGAGCAGACAGGACGCTTATCGGCGTGACAGTGATCGGGGGCGACTCGACCCGAACACCGTCATCGATGTAACGATATTTGTTTGGATCGTGCTGAACGGCCGTAATAGTGAAACCGCCTGTGCTGTCGTCATTAGCCGCGATTGAAGTGACCCTGAAGTACTGTATCGCGAGGTTATCACTGTCTATCGCCCACACAGCACCGGCGGCAGGTGCCTGACTGAAGGCCGTAGCCACCGTCACCGTTATTTTATCGGCGCTCACAGCGCTGATTGTCCGCGTCTGGGCTTTTCCATCTGGCAGGTTAACCACCAGCCGGTCTTTCGCCGCGTAGTCTATTTCTCGATCCAGCGTAATCTGGCGGCCGTTGACCGCCACTATGCGGCCACCATTCTCCTTGCCGGAGCGGAAAGGATCGGCGACACCGATAATTTCAGCGGGCAAAGGGATATAACCGTCCAGCCCCACGCCAAACGATACAGTGCCGTCTTTGGCATTGGAGAGTAATACCCAGCGACCGCGCCGGTGCGCTTCACTTTGCGAGGTGCAGCCGATTGCGGTCAGGGACGTCTGCCGGACGTCGTAACGCTCTACCAGCGCAGAATCGTAGACCCCCTCAACGGTATCGCTGTAATGGTTCTGCGGATCGGACCAGGACACCAGGCAGGAGCTGTAGCGATTCTTGTATGAGCCGCCCGCATAAGTAAACAGCCCATCGATAACGTTTGAGGCGTTATAAACCCAGTCAACATCGTCCTGCGGGACGTCTGCCTGGACATAAATCTGATCGTTGCCCCAGAACGTTATTCCACGAAATACCGCGGCGAGATCGTTAAGTACCTGCCAGGCGTCCTCCTGGGCCTGAATGAAAACGTTGCAGGTGAAACGCGGTTCGGTGCCACCGGCGCCGTCGGAAACCATTTCGTCGCAATATTGGGCGATTGAGTACAGCGACCACTTATCCACCATGGATGCATCCGCGCGCGTGCCCATGCCGTAAATTTCATCCAGAACCAGATCGTAAAATATCCAGGCGGGGTTATTGGACCAGGCCATTTTAAACCCGCCGGACCATGAGCCAGAATAGGTTCGGGTTGTCGGATCATAGTTATCCGGAACCTTTATCAGCTTGCCCTTTATCTTACAGGTCACCTTCGGCGCGCTGCCGTTGAACTGGCTGCTGTCCACTTCGACATACAGTAGCGCGGTCAGAGGATAACGAAGCTTGCTGTCGATGACTTCCGCATACGAAAACACCTTGAAGGCGTTGACCAGTTTCGAATTTGATCCGCTGGCATCAGCCGTAATACGTCTGACCCTGACAGACCAGCCGGACGTGGATTTTGGCAGATCGATACGGTGGTCACGCTGATATTCCGTCGTGGTCTTTCCGTCAAACTTGCCGTTTACAACCGTTTTCCAGGCGCCGCCGTCCGTTGATAAATCGATCGCATACTCGGTAACCGTGCCCACCATATCGCCATTATCTTTATAGAGATACTGGACCGGAAGGCTGAGCTTGATGCGGATGGCATCCAGGGAAAGGTTGGTAAACTGGCGTGTCCAGGGCGCGGTGGTGGTGACAGTTGTGCCCACCGCCAGCTCGTTATCGACCTGGGGCATCCCGGCAATATAGGTCTGGTCCTGTGTGCCCTTACGGAACTCCCATTTCACGCCGCTGAAGTTGTATTCCCCGCTGTCGTTTGCCAGCGGCGTATCGTTGAGAAAAATATTCTGAGCGGTCAGGTCGCCCTGTATTTCTCCCTCAGAAACGGCAATGAGCATTTTTAATTTTGCGACCGACAGCAGATCGTCAGGTTGCTCAACCGGAGTATGTGAACTGCCACCTCCCCCTTTGGCACCCTGCAGGATGGTTTCTTGTTTAAGAAGCTGCATTTTTTCACCCATAAAAAAAGATGCCGAAGCACCTTTAAGTTAGTGGCCGCTGGCCTACTGCTGATCGCTCGAGTACATACCGGCGCTGACTATCGCTCCCCCTGCCTCGATCAGACCGTAGGCCAGGGGGACAGGATGCCCCATAGCGACCGTATTGACCGGCGCCCCGAAGGCGTAGTTAGGCGTATTGTCCGTGCTGGAGGATTTACCCGCGCCGAAGGATGGCTGGGGCGTGAGCATCTGGACAACGCCACCCAGCATCATTGACACCCCGACCCCGGTCAAAATTGACGTGGCGCTGATGGCTGTTGCACTCATCGCAGCCCCCCAGGCTGCCATACTCGCACCGGCGGTAAAGAATGCAGCGACCAGCGCAACGGCACCGACAACTATCTGCAGGACGCCTGAATTTTTGGCCCCCTCATAAACGGGCACGATCCGGTACACGCTTCCACCGCGGGTCATATCAAACTCTTCCAGCCCGATATTGTTGTCACCGTTAAAAAAGGCGAAACGGATCCCCTTCATATGAGCTTCCGACATATATTTTTTGAATCCGGGAACCTGAGAACACATGGCCCTGAGCATTTCGCGCAGATCGGCAACATCAAACTGAACGCGTTTACCGAATTTTTTAGCCATTTTCCCTTCGAGAATAAGCGTCTTAACCATGCATTCGGTCCTTATGCCTGACCACCCGGACCGTTCTGTCGCGATAATATTTTCCATAAGGCGTTCGCGAAGAAAGATGCCCGAACAGATGATGGAGAATGATGTTGTCACCTACATATACCGCGGCGTGATTAGTCACCGATGCCTGCACACTCATCATGATGATGTCACCGGGCTGCATTGCACCGGCGGCAATCTCAACGAATTCCTCGCGCTCCCAGTTGTCGTCGTAGAGCCGCTCCTTGCCGCTCTCCCACCATTCGTAGGGTACCGAATAGTCCCCGAGAACAATGCCGTATTCGCGCAGATAATATTCACGGATTAACGACCAGCAGTCCGCGTAACCCAGCACCCACTGCCGCCCGGCATAATCCCGGTCTTCACGCGGGGAGATCGTACAAAAGTCCCCGTCCGGCCAGGACATGATCCCCCACTCAATACCTGACCAGTCGCACTGGATCCGGTCCAGTTCTGAGGGCACCAGCCGAACCACATCCGGATGGGAATGAATGAGCATGATGATCTCACCGCGCGCGCGGGCAGCGAGCTGGTCTTCCGGGGAGAGCGTGAATGTCTCCTCGGGTTTATCGGCAATGTTGCGGCAGGGAATATAGATTTGCTGCTGGCCTGACTGAACAATCAGGCCGCAGGCTTCTTTGGGGTATTCAGCAGCGACGTGCTGACGGATAGCATCCAGCAATTTTTCACGCATTTTTATTTCCCCTGCAGGTTTGCAGCCGGAAAACCGCCGAACGGCAGCGGCGCGTCCGGGCCGTGACGCTCCTGACAATCCTGCCGCCGGCCGCCACAAACATCTTTCGACGGGTCATCGGTCGGCGTACCGTCTTTGGTAAAGTATTTCGTGCCGTTGTAATCGCATCCGGTCCCGCTTCGGTACCAGCCCCGCATACACCAGGTGCAGACAGGCGTAATCTGCCGTGTCGGCAGCTGCAGGCTCTGAATATCGAAAGGAGAACACAGCTCGAAATCAACCTGTACCCGCGTCTCTGCGGTTTTAGCATTGACGTAAAAGAGCTGAACGCGCTCATCGGCCGGGCTGGCACCCGGATTACCGTTTTTCCAGTTGGCGGCATCGAGATACTTCGAAAGCGTGGTATGGATTTTGACCTTAGCCCTGACCATATCGTCATATTCAAGACACAGCGCGGTGACATAGTTTCCGACGTTCCCGACGGACAGCGTGGGCGTTGGCTGGGAACCTGTACTCGATAACTCCATCCCCTTCAGTTCGTAGGGATGGGGATCGTACTGGTTTCCCTGCCAGATAATGGCGGGCAGATTTGCTGCGGCGAAGGCTGCCCACCCCTCTTCCTGAATATTGTGCGCATGAAAACGCAGCACCTGATCCATACCGAATTCAGTGCCGTCGATCTCAATCAGCTGAATAACGCTGCCGGGCTCAAGCTGTTGGATGTCTGCCGTAAAACTCATACTCCCCCCATAAAAAAAGCCGCCCGGAGGCAGCTTTCAGTGTTTGTCGAGAAAATCAGGGCGCGAACGCCTGTTCAAAAGTGAAGGCCACAGTGGCTTTTTTCCCGGTAGGGAAAGAAACGCTGAACGAATCGGCCTTCATTCTGAACAGCTTTTTTTCACCCCATGGCGTGGTCCACCAGAACGATGTAGTAACGTGAGACATCAGAAAAGCGCGCAGCGCAGCCGCCTCCTGTCTGGTGCCCGTCCAGTCCAGGTTCCACGTTTCCTGTTTGTCGTTGATCCCCATCCCCGCTATCTGTTTGTAGCCATCCCCGAACTGGGCCTGCAGCGTTCGGGCTGTTTCAGTACCCTGCGCTGTTTTTCGCGTGCGCCAGGTAAACGTGTCCGTCACCGTGTCCTCCTCGAATAAAGCACGCCGCCTGCGGACATTTCTTTTTTCAGTCGCTCGGTGATTGTCTGCTGAACAATCGCCTGCAGCTGTTTCGCCGTCCCCGTGGCGTTCGCCTGATTTATGCTCCCGTCACTCCCCTGCTGGCTGATGCTGACTGGGGCATAAACACTGATCCCGCCCATGCCAGCACCGGCTGCGCTACCGCCGCCGACCAGACCACCCGAGGCATACCCGCGCATCAGGCGATAGAGATTAGCCACGCCGATGCGGCTGGTTGATTCTTTGGTGAAGACGAATTCCCCGCGGTGAACGATACCGGCTGGCTCGTACTTGCCGCCGTGCCCGGTAAAACCGCCCACGTCAAAACCCTGTGGCCGGTATGACGGGACCGCGAATGACTGACCTGCAGAGGAGGTTTTCGCCCCGCCGCTAACCCAGCCCATTGCACTCTGGATGGTGTAAGCCACCAGCAGCTGGTTGATAACGGACACAATCATTTTAAGGATCGAACTGGTGAAGTCCCTGAAGCTCGCCTTCCCGGTTGTCGTCAGGCTGGTAAGCTGGCCCGCCAGCCCGCTGAACGTAGCCTGCGAAATCTGCTGAACAGAGCTGAAAACGTTTGTCGCTGAATCCTGATACTCAGCCCAGCCCTGTTTCGCACCAGCCAGCCAGTTTGCGCGCAGCGCATCTTCCTCCGCAAAGGTCGCTCGTTGATCTTCAAGAACCTTTCGCTGCTCTGCCGGATTGTAGGAATACGCTTCGCTGAGACGCTTGAGGGTTGATTCTCTCCCTGCCTGTCGGCTGGATACACCTTCTGACTGAGCCTGAATACCGGCCCTCGCCGCACTCTGCTGCTGATGGAATTTAGCCGCCTGATCCGCAAGCTGGTTGAGCTTTTGTTGTTGAACAACCTTATCGCCCAGGTCGGCCAGCTGCCGCTTGTACTCGAGCGTTTCTTCCTTGTGCGCCAGCAGAGATTTTTCCTGTACCGTAAGCTGACGACGCCCCGCGGCCTCCTGCAGAACGGTGAACTGATTTTCAGTCTGCCAGAGATCCTGACGCTGTTTGCTTATGACGTCGTTCACGCTGGTATGCTGCTCGAGCGTTTTAAGCTGGGCCTGAAGGGTGAGAAGTTCGGCCTGCGCCTTTTCCTCGGCCTTGTCTCCGGCGGGCGTTGAGTAGCTTTTGCCTTTCGGCGTTTTGGGATCCTTCCACTGCTTTTCAATCCCGGCGCGGGCTGCGGCAATGTCCTTTTCAGTCCACAGCGTGGCGACACCGTCTTTCGCATCCTGGCGGTTTTTCTCAATAAGCTGGCTGAGCTTTTTCTCTGCAGAAGCCCGCTTTTCTGCCGCCGTCGCGCCGGACTCCACCAGTTGGTTAAACTGCTGCTGGTTGCGGATTGCCTGAGCCTGCTGGTCCGTCCGCATTTTTTCCCGCGCGGCTGCCAGCCCTTCCTGGGCGTATTGCTGATCGGCAAGATCGTAAGCCTGCTTTTTCAGCTCCACCTGCTGGCGCGCGTTTCTCAACCTTTCCGCATCAGCTTTCTGCAGAACGTTGTTACCGGCATAATCCGGGTCGACCTTAAGATTGCTGGACAGCGCGCGGTACTCTTTCTCTGCTGCCTGCCATTCAGCAAAAGAGTCCTGGCGCTTCATCGCGGTGTCAGGATTCCGCCCGACGCCCAGCATCGCATCCCACGCACCGGAGGCGGCATTCTTCACCCAGTTCCAGGCTTTTTCGAGGGATCCCAGATTATCCTCGACCGCCCCGGCGCGCTGAATGACCGCGTCGGAATATGCCCGCATGGCCAGCTCGGCGGCCTTCTGAGAATCCCCCAGCGCCTGAGCAGAAGCTATCTGTTCATACTGGGTGGCTGTCAGAAAGTGAAGGGAATCGTTAAGCGTAGCGACCGCATTAACCGGATCATCCTTCAGGCGTTTAAACTGATTTATGGTTTCGTCGACGGCCTGCCCGGTAGCCTGCTGCAGCCTGGCGGCAACATTGCTGACCATGCTGACGTCATTGCCGCTGAACGCGCCGCTGCCAACGACCTGCGCCAGCACGCCTGCAGCGGCATGCTGCGTGATGCCATTACCGGCCAGCGAGCGCGCCAGCGCCTGAAGCTGCCCTGACGTTTTCCCCGCGTAGTTCCCGGTCAGGATCAGCTGCCTGTTAAATTCCTCAGACTCTTTGCTGCCGTCATACCAGGCCTTACCCAGCCCGAATACCGCCGCGGCAATCCCACCAACCATGCCAGCGATCCCCAGGCCGCGCAGCGACAGCAGCTGGTCTATCCATCCTGCCCGGTTCGCCAGCGTGATCCCGGAGCCGCGCAGCGCACCGAAGTTACCGCGCATGACCTCGCCGATAAGTACCCCCAGCTCCTGCCGGGCAGCAGCACTTTGCAGCCCCAGACCGTGCGTGGCCACTTTGGCAGCTTCAAGCTTGCGGATATAGACCTCAGCCGCATCGCTGGCACCGACCTGCGCCGCCTTCATGCGCAGCAGCTCGGTACCGGAGAGCTTTTGCTCTGCAACCTGTTGCTTCAGCTGGGCGAGGAATCGCGTGCGCGCTGCAGCCGATTTTTCCTCCACGATCTGCAGTTCTTTTTGCCGGGCCGTGGTGCGGGAAATAAGGGCGAGATAATCCTGCTGGGTGATATTGCCCTGTGCCCTGGCTGCGCGAAAGCGCGCCTGCACGTTCGCAAGCGACTGTGTTTCACCATTGAGCTGGCGAACGCCGTCAATCTGGCGGAAAAATGATGCCGCCAGTTCATCCTGTCGACGGGCAAGCGCTGCGGCCTGCCCGTCATTCTCACGCATGCGCTGATTAAGCTCGGTCACGCGGCGGTGAGTTTCATCAACGGACCTGGAAACGTTCTGCCAATCTTTGGTCAGCCCTTCCGTTGCGGCCGACTGGCGGGATTTCATATCTGCGGCAGCCGCCGCGCCAGCGTCGCCCACGGTTTTAAACGCAGCCGCCTGCCGCTCGGAAACGCGCTGCATTCGCGTCTGGACTTTTTCAGAGTCCTCAGCCATCCCGGTTAGCTGGCCCTTTATGCGGGCAACCTGCTCACTAAACGTGGCGCTGTCGACGTCAAGGTTGATGACCAGATCGCTAATCTGCTGGGCCATATCGGATACCTCCTGTTATCCCCTCAGCTGCGGCCATAAGCGCATCATCATCCGGCTCGTCATCGCTGATGACGATACCGGAAGGAGAAAGCAGGCTGAAATGTGCGGGGGTAAGTTCCGGGTCGCGGAAGAAAAGAGTGGAGATGGAATAAAGCAGCTCTGAGAAATGCGCATCGAGCTGCGCGTCCTGAAAATAATGCTCCCGGTAGAACTGGTGCCAGTCGCCCAGCTCACTGGAAGTCATTCCAGCCAGCATGGCGCGCCAGTCGGGTCGCCCGAACTCGCGCGCCAGATTCAGGACAAACTTCAGCTCGCTGGCAAGGGCTTTTCCGCCGTAACGGGTTCAGCGCTTTCGGCCTCCACTGAGACATCCGGATCGGCAACGTTGTCATCCTCAACAGGAACGAGCATGCCGGAGAGCAGCTTTATTTCCATTTCTGCTTTACCGATCGCCTCCGGCGGCCAGCCGCTAAGCACCTGCTGAAAAAGCGTTTCCACATCCGTGCCAGCCGGATCGTTATGCCACAAAGACATCGCGATCAAACGCGCACCGCAGCGAATATTTGAGCCTATCAGCCTGGCCGTCATTTCCTGATCGCTGATGCCGTCGCTGTCAGCGCTGACGGCCTTTTCCTCTGCGGCCATAAACGTGATGTACTCAATACGCTGCAGCGCCGACAGCTCGAAGATGGTCAGGGATTCTGTTTGCCAGGTGAACTTATCTTTTTTCAGAAACATGCGTCCTTCCTTACGCTGCAGTTACGGTGACTTTGCAGACCGCAACGAAATTACCGTCGCTGGTCATAACAATAACGTCAGCGGTGCCTGCCGCCACGCCGGTGACGGTGATCGCGTTGCCGCTAACGGTGACCGTTGCTTTTGCCCCGTCGGAGGTTGCCACGCGGAACGAGGTATCTGAGGCACTGGCAGGGTTAACCGTCACATTGAGCGTTGTGGTTGCGCCGACGGCCACGCTTGCCGTGGCTTTATCGAGCATAACGCCGGTCACGGGGATATTCGGGGTCCCGCTTTCTTCTGCCAGCTCCGGCTTGCCGGTATTGGTGATTTTCGCTGTACGGGTAATGACCTCTTTTGCCGGAATGGCTTTACCCAGGCTGCTGCACCAGCCGCGGAAAACGTCGACGGTACCGTTCGGGTATTTGATTTTGTAATAGCGTACTGAGCCATCAATAAACCATGCGACAAGGTCTTTTTGCCCTTCTTCGCCCGGCTTCCAGGCGAGGGTGAACGAGGTATCGCCAGCAGATTTTGCCCCCTGGGCCGTCGCGTTCCAGTCGGCATCCTCGTCGTCGAGGTAAGTGTCGTCATACGATTCGGCGGTCATTTCGCCCGGCGTCAGGTCTTTAATTTTCGCCAGACGGTTCCAGTCGATATCCGAGAGTGGGTTAGCGAAAGCGTTGCCCGTTCCGGTGTAAAGCCAGAGGGTGGTACCGGCACCTTTTACGGGGGCCAGTGGGTTTGGAGTAGGCATAAGTACCTCTTAAATTGAATAGGTGATTAAGTACGTGAAATCGACTGAACCCCAGGTGGCCATTTCATCATCCCGCTGATAGTCATAACCCTGCGGGATGAACGTCTCGACCAGTTCGGTAAGACCCGGGATGAAGGCCATTGCCGGATACACTTTCTCTTCCATCCAGGAATCAAGCGCGCTGTCGGGGCTGGAGGCTTTAAGAAATACCTCGATGTGAACAACCGCCTGCCACGAATCTTCGTCAAGCGAATCGCCGGTGTACTCCGCGTCAGAAAGGTATACAGCCACGGCAGGGAGATCCTGCTCTTCAAGAAAAACAGGGCGCCCGTCAAACCAGGTTACCGTGTCGGTGATCTCGGCTTTCAGTTTTGCCAGAATGGCTGCACGAATTGCGCTGTGTCTGTTCATCGCTTCAGGTGGATCCTCAGTTGGTTTTTCAGGGCTGCGGAAAGTTCTTTGGGCATATCGCTTTCAATAAGGCGCTTTGAAATAGCGGTGAATGCCACGGTGAGCGGTGTCTCAAGAGGAACTTTGACCACATCAATCGGATAACGGGCCTGACCTACGCGCCGCATGACCTGCCAGCGCCCGTTCGCAAGCTGTTGGATAAAAGCGTTACGAAAGGTATAGGGCCCGATTTTAAGGACACTGCCCGCTCCGTATCTGGCCCCTTTTTTACGCGAGAGCCGGACGCGCGCCGTGCCGAGCTTTATCGCAGGAAGATTACCGCGGTTGATTTTTATCGACGCGACCGGGCGATCGTGACGGGCCTTGCGCAGTCGGGAACGCTGGCGGACCAGACGAACCGGAAGCCCCTTTTTCCGGTTATCATCAACTGTTGCTTCTTTCGCTACAGCTTTGCTCCCCTTGCTTATCGTTCTGCTGGCCACCCGATTAAGTGCTTTTGCGGTTGCCTCAGGAACGATTAACCTGCTGAGGCTGTTCAGGTTCTGAATAGCCCTTTCCAGTCCTTTCACAGACATAGCGCCTCCTCATTCGAGATGGATGCGGGGTTTTCCATTGAACATGTCATAGCGGGTAACGGTCAGGTTCTTACCGTCGTAGTCGACGCTGTCGTTTCGGCGTGGCTGGTAAAGCTCAGAGAAAACCACCAGCGAAGTACCCGTTCCCGACAATGGCCCCATTTCCTCGAGTTGCTCGGCTGGAACAACGTCATAGCTGCTGCCATTGATGATCGCTGTCTTTCCCATCTTTTTTATGGTGGCCGCGTCCATGCGCGCCGCCATCCGGTCAAAGGGGTTAGGCATTGATCTTAACTTCAACAACGGTGGTGTTTGCCGCTGCATCTTCCCAGGCGATGCCCGCGGCAACGGCGTCCGTTTCTTCGATCGTGATTTTGCCGTCCTTCAAATACACCTGCGCCCCGGCAGTAACCGCATCTGCGGATAATTTTGGCAGGAGGAAAACCCCCTCAGTAAAACCGTCCCCGGTATCGCCAGCCGGGATATCGGTAATTGCAACCGCGATAAGTTTTCCAATAACAACCGGGTCGCCGCTGTGAACATCGGTTGCACCACTGTTTACCAGAGGGATCGTTTTCCCGTCCTGCGCATAGTTCTTAGCCATAACTTCTCCATTCAGCCCCTCGCGGGGCCGGTTTCAGGTATAAAAAAAGCCCTTACGGGCATCTGTTTGTCAGGACTGTTTTTTTACTGACCAGAGGATTTGGTCATGCCGCGATAGTCCAGCGGTGCAACACCGGCATCAATACGCACTTTCGTGGCGATACCATCAGTGGTGAAGCCTTCCTGCTGATCGATGTACGGCGTGTCGACGCCATTGAGATAAGCGACCTCAATGGTGTCGGTGCCCTTCGCGGCAGCCAGATACCAGGCTTTCGCATCAGCTTCATCCAGGCGGGGTTCGGCAATGACTTCTGCAAAGTTCTGGATAGGGTTAACGATCCCGGCATTGATGTCTGCACCTTTAACACTGGCCGATTTGATGGTCTGATTTGCCAGAGTTTCCAGGGCGACGGGCACCAGCATGTAGGCCGGACGGATATTCAGGGTTCGCTCCCCCTCCTTCTGCAGACGCATCAGCTTGCGGGATTCGTCCAGGCTGGCCACAGAAATTGCGCCCGAGCTCAGGTTTTTGTGATCGGCATGGAACAGCGCCTTTCCGTCTGAGAGTTTCGGGTTTTTGGTCAGAATGGCGTAAACCAGATCGCCAATCGTTGCTTTCGCCGCGCGCCCCATCTTCATCGGTACGTCGGTAAGCTGGTTCAGATCGTCGTTGATGATCGCCTGGCGGGTTACTGAGAAGATTTCACCATACGTGGCAAGCGCGATGGTTTCGCCTTTATCACTGGTAGTGATGTACTTGTACTCAGCCCCTTCGCGAACCTGTCGCAGAGAAGGGAAACCACCCATACCGACACGATGCGCCGTTTTGAAGTCCGACAGCTGGCCTTTTTTGGTCCACTGCTCGAAGGTTTCCTGCGCCTCGTCCCAGCCCTGAATCAGCGCTTTGTTCGCAACATCAAGCAGAATGTTGCCAAAGTCAGAGGTGCTGTGGGTCAGCGCCAGGCCAACCATCTGCATCGGGTTGTAGCTGGCCACGCCGATACCTTTTTCTGTCAGGGCCATACGCGCATACTCGCGCAGCGTCATACCGTTATAAACGTTATCCCGCTCCTGACCTTCGAACCCCGCACGCGCCATCAGTGCCTGGCGAATACCATCCGCAACGAAGTTACCGTTGCCCGCATGAATATGCGGCTGGGTGGTTTTATTGGACGGCGTGGCCGTTTTACCGAGTTCTGCCAGCAGCAAATCTTTCGCCTTATCGACGGAACAATCAGGGTCGGCTACACACTGGTTCTGCAGTTCCATGTGCTTATTGCCGAACATGGCAAAGAGATCGCCGATAGCGTTAACACGAGCTTTCTGCTCAGCCAACACCTGCGCGCGGATCGCATTTTCATCCGGTGCCGGGTCTGTTTTTGCCTGCGGTGCCTGAGGCTGGGTAATAACCGGGTCACGCTGGGTAGTGTTGCGCGGCGGGGTGATCATGTTGCGAATGCTTTTTGGCATTTTTTCAAATTCCTCAATACGTTTTGAATGAATACAGGCCATAGCCTGAAGGGATGGTGTCACCTGGTCGGCAAAACCCAGTTCAAGGCACTCGCGGCCATTCATCCAGGTTTCGTCCTCCAGCATTGCCGCAATTTCTTCGGTGGATTTTCCGGTTTTCTGCGCATAAGCCGGGATAAGAACGGATTCAACCTTGTCGAGAAGATCCGCATAGTCGCGCATATCGCTCGCGTCACCACCAGCAAACCCCCAGGGCTTATGGATCATCATCATCGTGTTTTCAGGCATGATGACCGGATTGCCTACCATCGCAATCACCGAGGCCATGGAGGCCGCCAGACCGTCGATATGCACGGTAATCGCCGCGCCGTGATGCTTCAGCGCGTTATAAATAGCAATACCGTCGAAGACATCACCACCGGGCGAGTTGATATAAAGGTTGATGTGGGTGACGTCCCCAAGTGCCCGGAGATCATTGACGAACTGTTTCGCCGTTACGCCCCAGTACCCGATTTCGTCATAAATAAAAATGTCGGCCTCGCTGTTATTGCTGGCCTGCATGCGGAACCACGAATTACTTTTTGCGCTGGCTTTCGGACGGTGGCGCGCCCGGTTCTTTGGCTTCGGCACTGGTGCCTCCTTTATCATTGGCGGGGTCGGTGTCAAACACCAGGCCCTGTTCACGGTTCTCGTCAACCTCCGCTTTACGGCGTGACTTAACATCATCCGGGTTGCGACCGCTGGCACGTATCCAGTCGGATTCAGTAGCAGCACCGCCGCGGATCTGTGTTTTCCAGGCATTCGCTTCTTTAACGGGATCAATCCACGGCATAACGGGCCCCGAATAAACCGCGTTATAAAGCGAGTCCATATCGATGCCTCTCGGCAACTTGATTTCTCCGGCAGCAATAGCCATCTTCAGCCAGGCCCGGTACATGGGCCGGGTCACTGAACCGATGAACCAGTCCTGAAGAATCAGATATCCGTCGGTTGACTCGACAAGCTCCTGCCGCTGGGCACTGTACGTTCCGTTGTAGTTTCTGGATGTGCTGGAAAAGCTGAGGCGACTGCCGGCGGACACTGCACGCAGCTGTCCGTTACGAAACGACTCGAGGTTAGGATTCGGGCGATCGGATTTAATCATCCCGATTTCCTCCCCGGCCTGCAGCTCGTCATAGAGCATACCGGGCTGAATCATCAGCTCGCGGTCATCGCTGCCGGAATCAGAATCGAAGCTCTGTCCGTCACCTTTTTTGATATACATGCCGAGTGCGGCAGCAATTCTGGCAGCGGTAAGCTCCGAGTCCTCGTACTCTTTCAGCGCGCTCAGACGCATCAAAACACCTGACAAAAGAGACGTTCCACGGGTCTGGTGCAGGCGTCGCGTGAATTTGAGATGAAGCATGTTTTCTGCATCTATCTCTTTGGTATCGAACTGACGCCCGGATACTGGCAGGCTTTTATAGACCTGATATTTTTTCGGGCGCCCCCAGTTATCGACAAAAACGCCCTGATTGAGCTGGGTGGCGGCATCGCTGTTCATCGGCACGAAGTCCGGCTCCAGCGCTTCCAGCCAGAACGGCACGCCAGCAACCGGCTGAAGACCATTTCCGGTACCGCGAACCAGCTGAGCAAATACCTCACCGTCCCGGAGCCACGTTCGCAGCATCAGCCGCTCCAGCATGGGGCGGGTAAACTGGGTTGTCACATCGGGTCTTACGGACCATTCGCCCCACTTTCTGCGGATATCAGTGGCCAGCTTTTTAGCTATCTTCCCGTTAGTCAGCATCGGATGCGGTTCAACTATGATGCCCTTCGCACCCACCACCCTTTCTTCCAGCTTGTCGAAAACGCCAATCACCAGATCGTGGTTGTTGTCCAGCCAGCGCGCCTGCTGCCTCAGTGAAACCGCCCCCATCTGGCTGAGCTGATCGGCTGAACGATTTTCCTTCTGGGCTTTGTGGGTACGCGTTTGCTTTACCGCCTCATACGCCTTAATAACCGCGCGGGCACGCAGGCGTGAGGCTTTCCAGCCTGGTGAAAACAGGCCAATCGCATCATCTAAAAAACTCATCCAAACCTCGCCAGCCTGTAGCCGGGTCGCCCGCGGCGTTTGTTATTGAGCGTTGCCAGTCGTCGCTCCCATTCCTGACGGCCTTTTCTGATTTCCGACAGGTTTTCGAGCGTCATCTGCTGCCCGTTGAAAGTGATTGATTTCCCCTCCAGAACAGACAGCTCGGCTGCAGCGTAGCGGTCGATCATGTTTTGAATATCTGCTGGATTCACACCCAACCTCCTGACGAAGACCACGGATTAGCCTGCTCGGTTACAGGCTTCTCACGTTTTGGTTTTGATTTAGATTTCGGCGCAGGCGGCGGGGATGGCATTTCGCCAGCTTCCGTCTGCGTGTCCTCGATCCACGTTTCCCGCCGTGCCCACTCAGGAGCTGACGGCCATTTGATTTTTTCGTAACCACTAAGGATGGCGAGCGCGTCGGCATAAACGAGCAGGTCAAATGCTTCGTTTGCGCCCCGGCCGGGCTTACTCCATTTACCTTCATTCGAGCGTTCCTCATACGTCAGTTCGTCATAGAACCAGCTGCCCAGCCAGGCGGGGAAATGCACATAGCCAGGGCCGGGTGAATCACGCCACAGCGCATTATTCACCCGGTCTTTAAGGGCATCGGTCTGGAGAAGATAAAGAGGCACATCACCCGCCGCCTGTGCGCGGCGCGTTGATCTGCCCGTGTTGTCGGGAAACGTTCGCTGGATAAGTTTGCTGCGCCTGACGCTGTCCCCCTTGAAGAGGTAGATACGTTTACCCAGCCCTTCACGACGACATCTGCGCCAGAATTTGTAGGCATTATCCGTCACGCCATCTTCACCCCCTGAGTCCACGGCCATCGACATCAGCCGCATGCCCTTTGACGGGTCAGCTGCGAGTGGCCACGTTTTATCAAAGACATCGGTGAGTAAAAGATCCCAATCCTCCGGGTAGCTCGCCGGATCCACCTGTAAGCTTTCCCCGTTGCCGTCGCAGCGCAGCGAATGCCGGATGTTGTAACGGTCAACTATCCAGCGCTCACCCATACTTCCATAACCCGTAATCTGCACAACAAAGCGCCGGTTGCGCCCGGCCTGCACGTCCACGGTCGCAGTGAGAAACTGCACGCCGTCCGGTACCGAACGTTTTGGGACTTCTTCGGCACGCTGCTCAAGCAATTCACTTTTACGCTGCTCCATGCTGGCCCGCGGCAAATAGGGCCTGCCGAAATCGGTGTTGATCACCGTCTTGAGGGTCTCTTCGCTGCGCGTGGATTCATATTCCTGCTCGGCGGTCAGGAACTTATAAATAAGCTGCGCCCAGGTCTGGTAAGCAGCTGCCGGACCTTCCATCCAGAAGGAGGCAATACGGGAACGACGGCCATCACCGCTAACCTGGCCTTTACTGTCGATGGTTTGCCCGTCCCGGAGCCAGACACATTTCATGTTCAGCGCACGCTTCATGTCCGGCGTTATCCTGCCTTTACAGGCAGGGCACTGAAGAAACGCCGCTTCGCTGGCAAGCACAGGATCGCTGCTGTCGCGGTATCCGGTCATATTGTCCATTTCCGGCTGGAAAAATTCGCCGCAATGTGGGCATGGCCAGTAAAGACGACGGCGGTCACCACGGTTATAGAGCGATAAAATTCCGGTGGTCGGAGGGGCTTCATGGGGCGTGGAGCGCCGCCATTTTGTGTCTCTGATATCCCTCCCGGGCGAGCTCTCAACCAGCGTCATCCCGGAGGACATGAATGTCGTGGTACGCTTCGATGCCAGTGAAAAGGCATCCCCCTCCCCGTCGATGTCTTCCGGAAAGCGGTCATAATCCGTCAGCGCCACACTCTTATAGTCCGAGGACGACATGATATTGACGGATGGCCAGCCCAGCTTCAGATAGTTACCGGCGCGGAATGTACGGTCGTAGACGTTGTTATCGTTACGTCTTGGACTTAGCCGGGTTTTAACTTCAGGGCTACAGCGAAAAGTACGGTCCAGGCGTTTTTTGGAATGCTCGCGCGCTTTTTCCTCAGATACCTGAATCACAAGCATATCTGCCGGATCGCAGACAATGTTATAAACAATCCAGCCGTCAATCAGCCCGATGGTTTTACCCGTTCGCGCCGGGCCCACAAACACCACCGCATCGTATTCACGCGATGCCAGGCAGTTCATCGGCTCAATCACATAGGGTGCCAGATCCGGATCCCATGGAACTGAGTTTCCCGCCCCCATTGGCACGCGCATATAAGTACTGACCGCATCGGCCACCGGCATACGACGCGGGGCTCGTAAAATACCGGAAACATCGCGGCGGATGTCCCTGGCGGATGCCCGCTTTGCCATCAGTCCTCCTCAGGCTCTTCCTCCTCTTTTTCAGCGTCCTGCACCCTCTCCGCCATCTGGTCGCGCAGATCATCGATAACGCTTTGCACACGAACTACCGCAGCAGGCGTTAAAGCACAGTCGCGCTCGAGCACATCCGGGAGGGTTTCAAGTACCATGACGACGGCTTTCGCCATCAATGAGAATTCTCGCGCCACTTCATCTGCGGGAATTAACTGCCCCGTATCCTGTTCGAACTTCAGCCTCTCATTCTCTGCTTTCCAGTGGGACAGCCTGTCAGAGGGGGGCATATCATCGATGTTGGCCGAAACGGTAGGGATCATCAGTTCGGTCAGAATGTCGGTCACCAGATAGAGCTTTAACTTGCTGTTGCTGCCCGGAGCAGGTTCAACATTTTTCAGTCGAGCGGCAACCGTCTGACGGTGTACGCCGGTTATCCCTGCCAGCTGGTTGATATTGAGTTTTAAAGTGGCAATTTCCTGGTCCATGATGGTGAACACTTTTTGAACGATTCGACATCTTGCGACAAAGGCCTCTAATTAAATCAGAGACCTGCGCACATGATGATGATGACCCTGGATCCGAAAAACTAGCCGTTTCCCGCGAGCGCGCCGCCCCGTGGCAGGCCACCCCGCCGGGAGGACCCATCAGAAATGCTGGTACTGACGCACCTCACCAGGCTGGCACTAGCGCACGATCTCATCTCTAACTGCGGCAGCAAGTGCCTCCGCCTGTTGAGCCAGGCTGGCTTCCAGTAGCTGCTCGAATACCCTTTTCGGTAATGTGCCAACTTGCTTTTGCTGGCTTGTAAATGGATATTGCTGGTATGGAACACATGGAGATGACCAAATGAAGCAGATTCTTTTTGCGTGGTTTGTTTTAACAAATACCTTTGCCTGCATTACCGCCAGCATTAATGTGAACAACTCGCTAATGCTTGATTCAGCTGTGCCGTGGATTGTTGGAATTTCTCTTGCAGCAATCACTAATTACTTATTGGCTAAAAAACTGAAGAAAAGCGGGTTTCTTTAGCTCGTGCTTAAGGCATTGGTTTATTCACTATTTCAGGCACTGCGTGCGGATGTAGTCCTGTAGGACACTCAGGGATTTTTGGTCGCTGATGATTCCGGATCGGATACCAAGAACGTTTCGTCCAGCAACTGCAGAGAGTTCGACGGTGGCATCATCGCCCATGCTGGCGGCGCCGGCGGCTTGGGTTGAGGCTGACACTGGACAGCGGCCTTTGACGAGCACCCGGCCACCATTATCAAGCTTGCGCTGCAGAGCATCATTTTGAGCTTTTGCATCTGCGAGTTCCTTTGTGTATTTGGCATCGAGTGAGGCAACATCGCGCTGGCGCACCTGCATATCTTTAATGGTGGCGTTAGCCAGGTTGAGATTCTTGGTGGCATTATCGCGCTGGTCTTTGTAGGTGATGGCGTTGTCGCGATAGTGGTTGATGGCCCAACCCATAGCGCTGATTACCACGATAGTTACCGCACAGGTAACTCCAACAATTCGACTCATAGGAGGATTACTCCAACAAAGACAAACCATCCCCAACCAGACATACCGAGACACGTCAGTATTCCCGCCACAATGAAACAAATGCTGCTTGGGCTCATTGGTCTATCCCCCAGCACGCCAGCGCACTTTCCTGATCGCGCCGCTCGACCTGCCCATAACAGCCATTCTTCTGGCCTTTTGTCAGGCGGCAATCACGTCCACCGTCCTTAATCCACCAGCGAATCGCCTCGCATGCCCCGTGGCGGTCACCGGCATTGATGCGCTTGTAGAACGTGGAAGGGAAGCACTTACCCGGCCCGATGTTGTACGGGCAGAAAGATGCGATCCCGGCCTTCTGCGGTTCTGTCAGAGGCACTTTGATATTGCGATCAACCCAGGCTAATGCCTTATCGCGTTCAATAGCGTTAACCTTCCGGCATTGTTCCTCTGTGGCCGTCATGCCTTTAACAACACGCCTGCCATCGATAACGGTCACGCCGTGACATAAAGACCAGACCCCACCCGGATCAACAACGGCCACCAGCGCATTGCCTTCTTTCTCGCTGATGAATTGGTCGAAAATGAGTGGAGCAGATGCCCCTGACGCGATTAGCGCCAGCACTGCTGCACTGAGCTTTGCTTTGTTCGACATCATTCACCCCGCGCAGCTTTGCGGCGATCCGCTTTGATTTGGAAGTACAAACTCGTTAACCACGTCAGCAAGCCAAACATAAGGCTACCGAGCACACCAATGGCCGCCCATTGTGATGGGGAGACTTTATCGAGGAGCTGAAGTAACCAGTACCCGGTGCCCCCTCCAGATGCGCCGTATGCAATACCCGTTGTAATTTTTTCCATTCGATACATGCTCTCACCTCGCGAGCTTGCGGGTGTTGAATTTAGGGAATAAAAAAGGCCGCCTTAAGGCAGCCTGTTATGTTTGAATAGGATTCAGAGAGGTGGTGGTATTGGACCTTTTAGAACGACGGCTTCACCGTTATGGCAAAGATCGAAGCCTTGTGTTAGGTGCCAAACTCCACTGACGATCTTACCAGTCAGCATGTCTTCGGTTTGACCATGCGAAAAGTAAGCAATCTGGACACAGTCATTGTGTCTAATCCAATAATATCCCTCTTTCATAATTCACCTCTCAAATTGTTTCATTTAGAAGTGTATATGACGATGCAGAACCTGGCGGTCGACAAAACGTTTTTTTGAGGATGTGATGCCGGGTGCCTCCCGGTGACTTATCTCTGGTTATCAAAGTCGCGCGCATACCTGCAGATAGCAGTTAACCAGGCGCCCCACCGCTTAGGGGGATTCATCACATGCATAACTTAATCAAGATGCATTCATTCGGTCAATGAGTGATTTTCGTTGCAAAAAAATGCCTGCTCGGACAAGCAGGCATAAGAAGCTAAGTTGGCAAAAACTCAGGGTGTGGTGCCGGGTGCCTCCCGGTGGAAATGTTTACAGCATTAATTTCCGCGCGCTGGTTGGACACTCTGGAGAAATGTCCTGCTGAATCGCCCCTCCGCTTAGGGGGATCCACCACAAAATCGCTTTCAGAAACATCCATTCCGCAGGATGCTTTAGAAGCATATGCATGAGTTGGAGAATACACAATGCAATCAGACAAATATATCCGTTCTGATGCCAATTCCTAGCGGGGTACAGGTTGATCTATAAGGCCCTTTATTTCATTAGCTGTTTGGCTAAATCTATCCTCTTCCAGTTCTACTCCGATGGCCTGGCGGCCCAGTTCAATGGCTGCTTTAACAGTTGATCCCGAGCCCATAAAGAAATCAGCTACCACATCGCCGGGCCGGCTGCTGGCGTTGATAATTTGCCGCAACATATCAGCGGGTTTTTCGCACGGGTGTTTACCTGGATAGAACTGGACTGGTTTATGGGTCCATACGTCCGTATATGGCACGGCAGCTGTCACAGAGAAATGCCGCCGAAGTGATTTGTACTCTTCGAGCAGCTCTGAATATTTGCGATTCAACGAATGCCACAGAGCCACCAGCTGGTGGTGTGGTGTTGCCAGTTCGCCGTTCTGGTGCTTTTCGATGGCTACCTGCGTGAAAAGGGACTGAAGTTTCCGGTAATCTGATTCATTCGGTAATTGCCACTGGCTACCGCTGAACCAGTGAGACACCATGTTCTTCTTTCCAGTCGCATCGGCTATTTGTTTTGAGGATATGCCAAGCGCTTCACGTGCATCCCGGAAATAAGAAATTAGGGGAGTCATTACATGCTGCTTCAGCTCGCTTCCCTTCTCAGCGTACCCGTCGCTCTTTGGTTTATACGGACCCTTGTAATGCTCAGCGAACAGGATGCGCTCTGTTGCAGGAAAGTAAGAGCGCAGGCTCTCTTTATTACAGCCATTCCAGCGGCCCGACGGTTTAGCCCAGATGATGTGGTTCAGGATGTTGAACCGCTCACGCATCATGATCTCAATGTCTGCCGCCAGGCGGTGACCGGAGAAAAGATAAAGACTGCCAGCAGGTTTAAGCACTCGCCAGAATTGTGCGAGGCACATATCAAGCCAGCGAAGATAATCCTCATCCCCTTTCCATTGATTGTCCCAGCCGTTGGGTTTCACTTTGAAGTACGGGGGATCCGTGACTATTAGGTCAATGGAGTTGTCAGGGAGAGTGGCGATGTATTCCAGGCTATCAGCGTTGGCTAACTCAACACTGTTTATATTTACAGTACTTTTCATAGATCAATAAGCGTAACTCTGATAGGCTCTCTTTGCTTTTGCGCTAAAGCAATGGGCCTTGGTTAGCTTGTGACCTGAAAGCATGAGCTGATGGCTGGCCGGGTGCTACAACACCCTCCAGCCGCCCATTTCCACAGCAGATTCCCTCCAGTCCGGAGGCGTTTAATAAAACAGATCAGAATCACTGATAACTCTAACCATCAGCTTTTTTTTCGTTTCCTCGCATATATCCTAATTTATTGATCGAAGTCTCTTACATCCGTATAGGTTTAGCGATAAATGTTAATTGCCAGTTATTGCTGGCTTAAACATTCAATGGAGGAAAAATGTTATCAGCTAAAGATGATGCATTCATTTTAAAATCAGATGGGTCAAAACTTGGTCCCTATAAAGCTAAGTTTGCAGGTGATACGGTCATTGTGAATGACCCAATGGCAGACATCGATGATGGTGATACTGTCATGCGTATCTTGCCGAATGGAAAAGAAGAGCATAAAGAAATTTACAAAGCTAACTTCCACGACCGTGGTATTGCTGGATTTGGCCCTCATTTTCAGCTTAAGGTCGGTCCTAAAAAAACGGTCCCTGCCTTTTCATCACAGCAAATCAATATTCATGGTGGCAATGTTCAGATCGGAGATCATAACCGCCAAGAGATTACCACTAGCATCGAAACCTTGAACAATCTCATTAATAGTTCTCAGGCTACTACCGAGCAAAAGGAAGAAGCAAAGGGGCTGCTGCGCAAGCTGGCCGAGCATCCACTTATTACGGCCATAGCCGGTGGCGCTATCGGTCTTTTTTAAAATACAAAACCCGCTCAGTGGCGGGTTTATATACTTTTGGCAAGATATCAAATTAGCTTCAAATATCGCTTATTTTGTTGCATTTTGCAAGCCCAATTGAGGGAGTTAGTGAAAGTTACCTCACATTTCCGCCACTTTCAGTTCTTGGTACTCTTCGTACCGTGACAAAATTTCGCTTAGTGCCTGGCTGTCCATTTCAGCAAACGACGCTTTGAAAGCCGCCCAGTGGCCTGAATACACTCTAAGCCAGGTGGAACGCTCAACGCTGACCATGCGCGCCAGAGCTGCACCAGCATACTCTTGATAGGTATCGTTATTACGCGAGGCAGCAACTTCTTGCGCCGCCAGCCAAACAAGCCCAACCAGTTTTTTAGTGACACGGTCCTGGATTTTTTTGCCGCTATGCTGACGCTGGAACTCTTCCCATACGTGCTGGCACATTAACCTCTGGTACCGGAAAGCGAGGTCATGCCCATAGCAGTACCGCACCCATGCCTGCAAATGCTCCCCCAGACCATTGACCGAACGACGCCATGCTGAACAAGCGAACTCCGCATCCTTAATAGGCGGTAAAGGTCGGCGACGGCTCCTTGTCTCAATAACATAAAGCGGAGTGGCCAGAGTTTTTACAACCTTCGATCCACTACCTTCCCCACCCTCCATGACGATTTCAGGATGGTGCCGGGGGTATTTATTCTTATCTGCTGGTGGATGCTCACTGAACGCCTGCAGCTGTCCTTTTGTCGATCCTGATAAATCCGCCAGCGCGCGGCGCAGTTCAATCCGCGTATATTCCAGTTCTTGTAAATTCATTATGCTCAGCGCTCCATACAATTACGCTTTTGTTATTACGCCGATCGCCAACGCTCGATTCATAAACCGGAATAGCAGCTCCAGCTGGGTACCGTGCTTTTTCTCGAACGCTGCAACATCAGCATGTAATTTGTCGTGACACTCTCTGCACAGAGGGATCACAAACAAATCGTGGGCTTTAGTGGAGGTACCGCCCATGCCGTGACCAATGACATGGTGTGGATCATCCGCTGGCCGCCGGCAAGCTTCACAGGGCTGGGTTTTAACCCACCGGGTATAGTCCTCATTCACCCACCTGCGGTGTTTTGGGCGCAACATGAATGATTCAGGAGATTCAGGATCCGCATGCAGAGCCAGAACCTTTGGCTGGTCATAGGCCACTTCCTGATTTGCTCCATGCTTTAATTTCGCAGCCGTGACTGCAGGGGTGACCTTCTTCTGCAAAATGCTTTTTGCGGGGGGCATCGGCACAATGTCACTTTCTCGATATACGGATAAAAACGGCTCGTCCGGTAAGCGAAGCGCACGCAGGGCCATCCTTTCCGTGATTGCATCAGCAATGCCTGAATAAACGGCCCACCAGCACAATTCACCGAGGGATAATTCACGCTCGTTGTTATAGCCAAGCGATGACAGGATGGAACTGATCAGCCAGTTAATGAGATTACGCCGGGCCAGCTCTGCCAGCGCCGAGGTGGTTTGATCGCGCAGCTGGTTATCGCAATGCCAACAGAGCAACATTGATCCAGGGGGATGTCGCATCGTTACCAGCTCATGATGGTGATAATCAGTGTGCGGGTACTGGCATTCCTTCACGTTACGCTCTAACCAGGATTCCAACGCGTTCAAACCGCCTGCTGCACGGATAACTCTCTCGTCGGTGAAGAATCCCTCGAGGGACTCATCTTCTGCCAGCGGCTGCCTGGCATCAGGGACGAGCCCCGACGGAAGTCCAGCCATGCTTTTTGGCTGAGGCTCCACCAGCACACGCCCCTGTTGAAACAGAGACATCAGTTCGCTACCCGGCTTTAACACCACAAGCCCCAGGCGCGGAACAGTCTCGGCTGTAAACAGTCCTCTCACGCGGCATGCCCCTTAGCGATGTGTGCCGTCCACAGGCCACCGATCCACTCGATGCCTTTGGGTGTAAAACGTGCCTGGCTAAAGGCGTAGTTAGTTTCGCTCGAAGTGCCAGTTTTAACTTCAAACCGCCCGGCGGCAATGTGCTGGTGCCGCGGTGTCAGCACTCCGCCAAGCCGGTACATAATGTCGCTCTCAATGAGGAACAAGCGAAAATCGGTCTCTTTGGCCTGCAACAGCTTTGCCACCTGGCGGAAAGACATTGAGCCTTTAGCAGTACAATACCGATCGACAAACTCAACTTTCGGCGCGGCAGCGGCTAACTGCTGGGCCAGTTGTTCTCTCTGCTCGGCCAGATCCGCGGCGAGGCGTAATGCCTCCGGCAATGTTTGCGGGACACTTACGGCCTGACTGTTCTCCAGCTCTTGCCAGCGATCGACAACAGCGGCGGTAAATTCTGGCGACAGCCGGGCGACGATCACCAGAGAATCACGTTTGTTGAACCAATACTCCTCGTATGTTTGCCCGTTTTGCGGGTGTGTGTAGGGGGTGTGCGCCAACGGCGCGGTTAAAATACCAGCAGATGCAAGGCGCTCAGCTGAGCGCTTCACATCACCATGTTTGCTCTGCACCAGCCTGGCAATTTCACGGCTGGACATCGTCACAACACCCTTTGCGGTTAACTGATTCATGCTATTTCTCCATATCAGGCGGCTGCACCCGCCTTTTGATTTGCACATAATTCAGGAAGATTTGCTTCTACAAGCGCACGAGCGAACGGCGGCGGTACTGCGTTACCGCAGCGCGCTACCTGCTTGTCTTTGGCGTAACGATTGCCGCGATAGTCCTGATCGATAACGTAGCCGTCAGGGAAGCCCTGCGCCTTATAAAGCTCATGCGGTTGCAGCATTCGCATTCCGATATCGACGATCTGGTACTTAACCCCCTCGATCGTCACCAGCCATTCATCCTCGCTATCACCGCAGTAGGTTTCGAGGAATGTACGGACCTCGCCAACGTGCTGACCACCAGCGGTAATCGTCGGCATAGGTGTATCCATGGTCTGACCGTCGCGGCAGGTTCCGCGCAGCTTCACCAGGTGAGACGCAACTACCGCGTGATGATCAACAGTAGTGACTGAGTGGGCAGGCTCATCCATACCAACACCCGGCCCCGTGTAATTTCCACCATAGTGCTTAGCCAGGAACGCGCTCACCGTTGCAAACTTATTACCACCAGCAGTGACCGTGCCAAGCGGGTTATTCAGTTGAAGAACTCGCGGTTCTTGCCCTGGCCGTTCGCCGTACCCCATCTGGATCAGTGTTGGGGTTATCAGCTGCGATTTACCTCCACCACCTGCAGTAATCGTCGCGCTCGGTTCGTCAGCCCTGTGCCCAACACTGGCGCCAAACTGGCGGGCGATGACCGGCGCAACCAGACACGCGCGGGACTGCTTGAGGATTGTATGAGCGGGTTTATCCAGCGGGCGCGGCTTTGCCTGGTACTCACTGCCGCCATTGCCAGCCAGGAACGGTGTCAGGGCGGACTCAACTACGCCAAGCGCATGCCCATTCCCGCCCGGGCGCGCCGACGTACCAGCGGTGACAGTTGAAACCGGCTCGGTCACTGGCTGCCCGGTGGCCCCGGTGCGGAATTTAGTCAGGTGCGGTACCGCCAGCGCATAGCCGTGGGTTTTCGTGATGGTCTGTAAAGGAGCCTCAATCTCCTGCCCACGGAAACAATCATATTTGCCGTGTGAGGTGGTGTGGTTGCACTTAACGATAAACGGCGAAGCATTCTCGATAACGAAACGCTGGATGCCGCGGGCTATACGTTTGAGCGTATTTTCCGCCAGCGGCTTTTTGCGGTCGAAGATGGACCGGGCCGGGATATTCCAGTCAATGCACTCCGCCGCGGTACGCCATGGCGCCAGCTTGCCGCTTTGTACTTCCAGTGATTTTGGATCCCCGTGAGTCGCTTCAGGCCAATGAATCTTGCGGCCGTCACAGCGCATGACCATGAAGAAACGCTTTCTTATCGTCGGCGCGCCGTAGTCACAAGCGCGCAGCTCACGATAATCGACCTCATAGCCAAGCCCGGCGATCAACTGTTGCGCCTGCTGGCCGTGCGGCTCAATGGCAAGAAATTCGCAAACCTCAGCCAGTGCTGGGTGATTCGCCGCGACACCAGTCGACAGCATGCCGACAAATGCCTCGAATGTTTCACCAGCACGCTCAGGATCCGGGCGTAATTCTTCATCCAGCAGCGGGCCCCATGTCTTAAATTCTTCGACGTTCTCCAGCATCATGACTCGGGGACGTACTGCCAGCGCCCAGCGCAGGACAATCCACGCCAGCCCGCGAATCTCTTTCTTAACTGGCTTAGCGCCCTTCGCTTTGGAAAAGTGGCGGCAGTCAGGGCTAAACCAGGCCAGGCCGACATGTTTACCGCTGGTGGCTGCGCTTGGGTCAACGTCAAACACCGACTCGCAATAATGCAGCGTGTCAGGGTGATTCGTCTTATGCATAGCAATAGCGTTTTCGTCGTGGTTGATAGCGATATCCACGCTACGCCCGATCGCCAGTTCAATGCCGGTACTCGCGCCGCCGCCACCAGCAAAGTTATCAACGATAATTTCACGCATTGACGGCCCCCTGCATGCTGTTGAAGAGACCACCAGCGGTCGTGATAATTTCACTCGTCGGCATACGTTCGAGCCACAGCTGGTTGATATTGGCTTTCAGCTTGTTCTGCTGTGAAACAGGTAGAGCGTCAGCCCCTTCAATCTGGTTAAACACCAGTCCAACCTCAAGAGGCCAAACGCGCGATTCGTTTAACGCCTTGTCCTTTGATTCCTGCGTCTCACGGACATGGGCGCGGATCCCCCGAATATTTGACCATTTGGCTTTATCCAGGCTTTCCATGGTCGCGATGAATTCACTGTGGTTAATGCCGTATTCTTTCGCAGACTCAACGGCAACCGTGCGTAACCGCTCTGACATGTCTTGTTTCACGTCATCGCTATCAAAGCGCAATGTTTCCAGCCATGCATTAACACCCACCAGGATGCTCTCGCTGATCAGCTTTTTCGCTCTGTCGATCGTCAGCGGTGAAACATTGGTAAATTCAGGGGTTTCCAAAGAGTCGGCAGCCCAAGTATGACCAAACTTTGACTCGCTGAAGGTGTACTCACCTTTCTCGCCGAACGCCGCGACAACACAGGCCCAAGCCTCTACACCACTGGTTTCAAGAATGGCTTTTTGGGTTAATGGCAGTTCTGCCTCTGATTTCTCCGGCACTACCTCAGCGTCCAGCTCCGGCGCCGCATCAGTTTGCGTTCTTCCCACTGCAAACTGGGCCAGCGACATCGAAGCGCGGCCTTTGGCCTCCAGATCGGTGCGGTTGATGTAACTGAAACGCTCTCCCCGCCATGTTTTGTCGAATACCACGATAGCGCCAGCAAAAAATGCGCTGGTGGGCTGCTGCTTTCCGTCTTTCGGCACGAACCATGTAGGAAGATCGAAACCAATTCGGCCACGGATGAATGTGACGTGATCTGCCTCTTCCGGCCACCACGTCTCACTCGTCGCAGACTTAATGAGAAAAACGTACCGTCCACCCTTTTCTCGCATTGCCATAGCGTGGTTAATGATGTGGGTCATTCCGGTAACGGCCTGCTTGTCGTGGTACTGAGAGCGGCTGTAAGGCGGGTTGCCAAACCCGGCACCACCGAGTTCTGCCAGACGCTCTGACCAATCCTGCGTCAGGGCATTATCTTCAGCCGTGTACCAGGTTGGGCACTTCGCGTTGCTGTCGTCGGCAAAAAGGTCCAACACCAGAGGGCCGAACATCGCATTGATACCCCAAAACAACAGATCCGGAGTGCGCCATTGATCGCCGACCTCTTTCAACTCATGGGCTGGTTTTGAACGCAGTTCAGCCAGCGCGCGGCAGTATTTGCTTTCAATCATCCTCTGAACCCCTCTGGAATTTTGGTATCTACCGGGCCGAACTTCATCGGGTCATGTTTCTTCTCGCCCCAGCTTTCACGCGGGGGACGGCCTTTCTTATCCCAGCGGATCCCGCTTTGCAGATAACCCTCAAATTTTTTCGGCCCAAACAGAGTTTCAGGCCGCATGTACTGATACTGCGCGTCGTTGCCGTTCCAGTGTTCATGCTTAAGGTCAATCACCAGCGTTAAGTCGCTGACGGTATAACCTTCACGCAGACGGGCACGTATGTTCTCCAGAGAGGTTTTAGATTTCTTGTACCGGGAGCCGCTAACCTGGTTCAAATGAGTTAAAACCAGGATGGCGTTATCAGTGATCAACACTTCAGGGTCTGGTTGCGGCGCAACCGGACAAGAGGGGTTAATGATCTGTTTGTGATGATCTGAGTAATGATCTGTATAGAGAATAGGTTCCGCGACTTCGCGGTTAGGGTTCTGCGGTTCTGCGTTTTCGGTTCCGTGATTTTGCGGAATAGGTTCCGCGACTTCGCGTTTCCCGTTCCGCGATTCTGCGGAATCCAGTGTTACAGGGAATAAAACGTTAATTAGCGCTTCGCCGTTAATGCGGTAATGCGTTTTTTTTGTACCATTTACCTGGCGCTGGGTCTTTTGAACTACGTCAGGAAGCCAACGAGTGCAAATCTTGTTTACCAGGCGCTGTACCTGATCTTCACTTACCCCTCGAATCTCAGCGGCAAGCTCACTGTGTTCTTTGTAGAACCAGCCATCATTCAAGTCGGATTTACCTGACCAGAACACAAGTTGGTTTAGAACAGCACCTAAGGCATGCGCCTGCTGGTCACCTGAGAAAAAATCGAGGTAAGGCACCGGAATGGTGATGCAGTTCCGTTGTCCCGATAGCGATTGAACGATTTCGAATATCTGGCTCATGTTCGTTCGTTATCTCCCTGAATTTCTGCCTGAATAACTCAAGCGGGCTGAAGCATTCGTGCTCATACCCTGCTCGCAGGTAGATAACACGCCGCGTTTCAGGCTCCCACCGGATAACCCGAACGGGGATACCTCTGTGGTCTTTGAACCTTCGGTTAACTTCGCGCATAAGCGTTTCGCCTTCCTGTAGTAAACCCCCACAATTGCGACCGCCCGACTGTGGTTACATGGCACCCAGCGGTTTGCTATTCTGCGTTCATACCGAAACAACGGAGCGCCCGGTACCGGGATCATCCTGAGTTGCGGTAAACGGTTAAAAGCCGTTAAACTGGTCATGCGGATTACTTCTCCATACAAGATTTATCTGCCACGACGCCCGGAGCTGCACACTCGCGGGCGTCACTCTTTTCCGGCGCGCAAAACACACGGAAAAGCAGCGTCAAATGTTCCTGCCACTTAGTCATAACCTGATAGCTGTTCTCCTCTATCTGTGCCCGTTCAGTCGCATCGATGATGCCGTCTGCTGTCGCTTTACGGATGTAATGCGAGTGCTTGCCGATCCACTCAATGGATTCCATTAAGCGCTGGTGAATATCACCGTTATCAATCTCTTCCACTTCTGCCAGCGGCACGAATACACCGTGCGAATGCCGTGCTACTGCGTCAGCGATATGGTTTGATCCACCAGCACTCTGCAGCACCATCGCCCACCCAAGTGGGAAAATCTGATCCCCTTCAGTACGCAGGCGGTTGAACAATGCGTTTTCAGTGACTCCCAGCCATTCCGCCGCTTCGCCATATCCACCAGGAAGCTCAGTGATGGTCTTTTTGATAGCGGCCACCAGCCAGGATGGTTGCTTATCGACTTTCCATTCAGGCTCTATACCCACGGTTAATCCCCTACTTCTGTGGTACTAAAACTGGAATACCCTGTTACTGTTTCGGATAAATATCCGGTCGAAGATCTGATTTGGTGATAGCCCGAGCAGTGGCTGACTCCAACTTCTTAGCCAAGGAGAAACCCGCTTTTTTGTACCCGTTGAACACCAAACGCAGGTAGCCAGGGGTAGAACCAACACTACCTGCCAGCTTGCTCTGCTGCTCTTTGGTTAAAGAGTCCCAATACTCTTTCATAATATGTACCTCCTGTGTACATATTACACGAATAAAATGAACCATCAAGGTACTTGTACCTTTCCGGTACAAGCTGTGTAATTTCAGAATGAAAACTATCCAAGAGATACGGCGCTTAAACGCCAGAAAATTGCGAGATGGTGTTGGTGGAAATTCGTATTTTGCCAACATGATTGATCGCGAACCGACCCAAACGAGCAGGTTTATGGGGGAAGGTGCTACCAAAAATATTGGTGACGCAATGGCACGCCATATCGAAAAGTGTTTCGATCTCCCGCAAGGATGGCTAGATAAGGAACATCAAACTACTAATGTTGCAAAAAATCCTGATGTTTCCGACACTAATAGAAATATTACTATGGTTCCGGTTATATCCTGGGTGCAGGCAGGAGCATGGACCGAAGTTGGCTATGCTGAGGTAGATTTGAATAGTACAGAGACTTACCCTTGCCCTGTTCCTTGTGGCCCGATGACATATATTCTCAGAGTTATCGGCGATTCCATGATCTCGGAATATCGCCCTGGGGATATGATTTTTGTTGATCCAGAGATTGCAGCCGTTCATGGCGATGACGTGATCGCTTTGATGCATGAGACGGGAGAAACAACCTTCAAGCGTCTAATTGAGGATGGGGGTCAAAAGTTTCTTAAGGCTCTAAATCCGAACTGGCCAGAGCCTTACGTCAAAATCAATGGTAACTGCTCAATAATAGGTACCGTGATATTTTCCGGAAAACCAAGAAGATATAGAACAAAACCTTAATGGTTTCCTAATGAACCTGCTTCGGCAGGTTTTTTTATACTTGACAATGTACCCTTGCGGTACATAATGTACCAATAAGAAACAGCGAACTGGCAGGACGACCACGAAGTAGCCGCCCGGGGCAGATGAAGACCGGGATGATTCGCGCAATCACGTTAGATGACGGGGAAGTTATGGAATTTAAAGAGTTACCGACAGACGTTCAGAAAACAGCAGCTCACACACTGCATTCTGTGCTGAGAGACATCGGGAAAGATATAGAAACCGAGCCAGCAAAAGATCTGGCCCGGAACATCAAGACAGCTTTCATTGAGCTTTATCAGGTGGGTACTGGCTCTGAAACTATCGAGACCAAGACCGTATATTCGCCAGCATTCACGCTGAAACCAGAAGCACTATCAGGCGAGGTAAGCATCGAGATTGCCAGCGAACTTCTCCCGGTAATACGAGAAACAATTCGCCGTCGCGGTTTGGATGGAAGTTACGATCATGACGTCCTGCAAGTTCTCAGGACAATGGTGACTTCACTGGGGATTTGATCCCTGCGTCCTCTAGCCTTTTGATATAGCGGTCCTCCAGGAAGCGGTAAATTTTGTCGAAATCATCTTTACCTTCTGGTTTATCAAGGGGATTACAGGACTGGTGTGTAGCGGCATACATTTCAACCGCTTTATCAAAAACATAAGTGACAAATTCTTCTTTAGTCATATTGATTTCCTTCCTGGTTATGCGAGCTGAGAAGGATACCACCGAGCCTGAAGTGGTGAAAAGACAGGCACACAACATGAAAGCGCACTCCATCAACTATCGGTTGTGGATGACAGGTAAGCAAACAGGCGGAGTGCGCTTCCAGTTGTGGTAATGCGGCTCTGCGCACGTGACGAGGCCAACAAGTTTTTATTTCAACTTTTGAAATGAATACGTTTCTTGAGGTGTAGCGTCGCCGGTTCTGGCCGGTCCGGCAGGTGGAGGCACCACCGCCACAACAAAATCATTGCTGTGTGTAGTCTTTGCCCATCACATCGGTGGGCACCTTTTTTACACAAGAGACAAGGGCATCACCGGGCGACGGGCTCATTCCCCAATCCACCCGGGCGCAGAAATGGTGGTTGCAGCCGTCAGTGCTACGCAGGTGCCCTTTTCTGTTGTGTATGGAGAAGTTCCACTGGCGGTGGCAGCCGCCTCACTGAGGGTTAAACCATGAGTAATGACCGCATGACCGTAGTGCCCGATTTCCTGGGCGAACTGGATGCCGGCGTGTTCATGAATAAGATCGCGGCAGCTTTAAACACTACCGCGCTTGGCGTTCTGAACAACGGTACCAAAGGCAAAGTAGTCCTCACCTTTGATATTGAGCGTATGGGTAACTCCGTCGAAGAAAAGCGCGTCAAGATCAAGCACAAGCTGAACTACGTCACCCCAACCCCGCGCGGTAAAGCCTCCGAAGAAGACACCACCGAAACACCAATGTGGGTTAACAAAGGCGGCAAGCTGACCATCCTGCAGGAAGATCAGGGGCAGCTGTTCGGGATCAACGGCGGCGTTGACGGAAAGCTTAAAGCGGCACAGTGATCCGCAGCAGACAAATCACTGACATCCGATTGACCACATATTAAGGAAATTTTATGTCCCAGATTTTAGACGGCAATGCCCTGCAGCAAGTGAAAGACCTGGTTCTTTCCGGTTACCACCTGGATGCAGCAAAAGTTACGGCATGCCCGACTGCCCTGCTTCCTGAAGGTGTTAACGTTGAAAGCCTCGAGCGTTTCGAACTGGAGCGTTTTCGCTTCCGTGGCGCCATGACCACAACCAGTATTCCTGATTTTGTGCGTTACGCAGCAGGCTACGCCAACGAAGCCGAACCAGCGCGCTGCTTTATCGATGCTGACAACATGACCGCACGCTCTGTCTTCAACATCGGTACGTTGGCTAACCCTGGCCATGCTGATAACGTCGCCTCTATCACCCTCAAAAAGACAGCACCATTCCGAGCCTTGCTTCAGGTAAACGGCAATCGTCTGGGCCAGAAAGAAATTGCTGAATGGCTGGAGGACTGGGCCGACTTCCTGACCGCATTTGATGCCGACGGGAATGTGTTGTCCATCGCGCAGGCAGCTAGTGCCGTTCGTCGCGTCAATATCAAACAAGTCTCGGAAGCAGCTCATGAAGACGAAGATTTTGGCGGCAGAAAGTCCCTGATGCAGAGCGTTGAAGCCAGCAGTAAAGACGTCATGCCGGTGGCCTTTGAGTTCAAATGCGTCCCATATGAAGGCCTAGGCGAACGCCGCTTTAGCCTGCGCAACAGCCTGCTTAAAAGCGGGGAGCCTGTGTTTGTACTCCGCATCGTTCAACTGGAAGCCCAGGAAGAAGCTATCGCCAACGAGTTCCGTGACCTGCTGATCGAGAAGTTCACCGACAAGCCGGTTGAAACCTTTATCGGTAACTTTAAAGCGTAATTTCTCTGCATTAAATCCCCGGCGCCGCGGGGATTTATTGAAGCGTAATTCCCTTTATTAATCGCCAATGGCGAGGGATTCGTACAACCAAAAACTGGCGCAGGTGCAGCTGCCAAATATGGAGAAGAAAATACGATGAGTTATATCCAGACACTTTCAGGTAAGAAATTCGATTACCTCAATTCAACCACTGACGACGTTGAGATCGAGGATATTGCGACCGCACTTTCCCACATCTGCCGCTTCAGTGGTCATCTGCCGGAATTTTACAGCGTGGCCCAGCACTCGGTACTGTGCAGCCAAATTGTGCCGCCAGAGTTTGCCTTTGAAGCTCTGATGCATGACGCAGCTGAAGCCTATTGCCAGGACATCCCTGCCCCCCTGAAAGCATTGCTTCCAGATTACCGTCGCATTGAAGAGCGGGTAGAACAGCTGATCCGGGCCAAATTCAGCATCACCCCTGATATGTCAGCGGTAGTGAAATACGCCGATCTGGTGATGCTTGCCACGGAACGCCGCGATCTGGATATCGACGACGGCTCACTCTGGCCTTGCCTCGAAGGTATTCCGGCCAGCGACATTATCCAGATCGTTCCTCTTCGCCCAGGCCAGGCATATGGCTTGTTCATTAACCGTTTCAATGAGCTTACGGAATCACGCGCATGCCTCGCATGAAGATAAAAGAACTGGTAGCCGCAGCCCATGCTGCGGCGGGGAAACTGCCACCAGCAGAAGCCTCTCTGATGCGTGAGGTAGCCACTCGCCTGGACGTTACATTTGCCGCCTTGACGGAATCGATGGACCAGCGAATGAGCCTTGACGCCGAAATTAACCATCTTCGTCAGGAGTCCGTCCAATGACCACCAACAAATATGCGACTCTGCGCGGCACAATCGCCAGAGCCAAACGCCACGACTGTCAGAAGGTAGTGATGCGCGTGACGTTAGCTGAAGAGGTCCTCGATCAGCTGTCAAATGCTGAAAAGCAGATAGCGGCGCTGGCTTCAGAGAATGCGGGGCTGAAAAAGTACATCTGCGATGAGTGCTACGTCGAGAACATCAAAACTGGTGCAAAAAAATGCGCCGGGCTTGGTATGCCTGATACCCCTGCAACCGACGCTTTCCTAGATGAAATGCGTGCCGACGCTATCAAATCCGCCCTCAACGCTTGTTCGGAGTGCCTCGATAGAGACTGCATCATGGATTCGAATGGCATCAGTTATGAAGATGCTGCACTCCGTGAAGCGGGTGCTATGGCACTGCATGATGCGTTACTTCGCCAGGAGCGTGCCGTATGAGTTCAGACATCATCGATCAGGCAAACGAGCTGGTAGAGCACCGCCTGCAGCTGGCCATACAAAAACACCGTATTGATCAGAATGCAGTCTCTGCAGAGCACTGTTCAGAATGCGAAGAGGACATTCCTGAGGCGCGCCGGGTTGCAATGCCTGGCTGCAAAACATGCGCCAGTTGCCAGGAAGTTTTAGAGCTCATGATAAAGCAGCGTAAGGGGTAATCGACAATGGCAATAAACCAGAAAATAAAAACCCATACCGGAACCATCATCACCAAAGATGGCGAGAAAACCGTGCAGTTGCGCGAGACTCCAACGACCTGGTGTGTTGGTCGCACTGAAACTTACCGGAAAGAAGATGGCCGCCGTAGCGGCGCACCGCTGACATCACGCCGTCTGATCCTGAGCAGCATAAAGCCGATCGAAGGTGGTGCAGCATGAGCAAATCATTAAATGCACGCTGTATCCGCCGCTGGGAAGTTGAGTTCAAAGGCCTTTGTGATTCGAAGGTGAGTCCGTGGTGGAATAAGCGCGATCTCCGCGGCTATATCCGTGAATGCGCCCTGACAACTGCTGAATGCATGGTAGAGAGCCTGGCCTATAACAACGCAATGCATGATTTTTTTGCTGAAAACGGCGATGACCGTGGCTGGTCTCCAGAATTCACAGTTTGGTACGACAGCAGCCGTCGTGAGCAGTACAGGAAAGAAGCACTGAGCTACCTCAATGAAGAGGCCAGCAACGACGAAATAGACGAAGAGATTCAGAACGAGCTGGAGGCCTGGAATGACTAACTGCCCATCAACACCTAAACCTTTTCGCGCTGACGGCAGCGATTTAAGCACTGGCCGCCTCAAAGAAATAGCGGACAATCCATACGGTGACGAAGAGAAATGCTGGCTGGCTAAGCGTGTGCTGGCGTCACTTGACCTGGAGCCTGTGGCGTGGACTGATACGGATGAATTGCGTGATGTAAAAAATGGAGGCAACGGCTATCTGTTCGCGATAGGTGGTGAGGCCAATAAATTTGCTGATCCGCGCCGCCAAGTGATGCTTTACACCACCCCGCCAGCTCCGACAGTGCCGAATGAATGCCCGGCAGAAATTCGCGAGCTGATGGCGTCGTATTCTGATGCCCTCTTCGACGATGAAGACGCGCAGGTGATATGGAACGCCTGCCGCGCCGCATTGCTTAAAGGTACCTATGGCAACTCCCCTGCTGTTCCGGATGGGTGGGTGATGGTGCCGGTTGAGCCGACAGAAGACATGATCGTCAATGGTTTTGAATCAGAGCCAAATGAGAGCTTTAGCGATGAGAAGGAATGGGAAGCATACGAAGCCATGAGTGGATGCCAGCAAGCGGCGCACCGGGCAAAACTATGCTGGTCGGCAATGCTCACAGCAGCCCCCAAGCCGGAGGCCTGATGCCCAGCAAACTCAAACAGCGGCGCCTGCGCCGCCTTAAGGCCGACCTGGCCTGGTGGCGAGAAGAGGCAGAGGATTGCCGCTCCCGCCTGCTGGAGCTGGCAGGGGAAATCGACAGAGTACGAGCCCAAATAGTCAGAGTACCAATGCCGGTGGTTGTCCCCTCGGCTTTAATCGCAGAATTAGCAATGGAGAAAGCAGTTGAACGACTTAATGATTGACCTCGAATCAATGGGGAAAAAGCCAAACGCGCCGATCGTCTCAATTGGTGCCGTCTTTTTTAACCCCCAAACAGGTGAACTTGGCCAAGAATTTTACACGGCCGTCTCGCTTGAAAGCGCAATGGCTCAAGGCGCGGTACCGGATGGAGATACAATTCTTTGGTGGCTAAAACAAAGCCCTGAAGCGCGCTCAGCTATTTGCGTTGATGATGCGATGCCTATCACTGATGCACTGTCGGAACTTAGCCATTTCATTCACCGGCATGCATATAATCTCAAATACATGAAGGTCTGGGGTAACGGGGCCACCTTTGACAATGTGATTCTGCGCGGAGCTTACGAACGCGCCGGACGCATTTGCCCGTGGGAATTTTGGAACGATCATGATGTACGCACGATTGTTACCCTCGGTCGCAGTGTTGGTTTCGATCCGAAGCGTGACATGCCATTCATTGGCGATGTTCACAACGCCCTGGCTGATGCGCGCCATCAGGCAAAATATGTGTCAGCAATTTGGCAGAAAATTATCCCTGCCACCAGCACCAACGAGTAAACCACTCAGCCCGGGTGCAGCCGGGCTTTATGGAGAAGGAAACCATGGCAAAGCTAATGAAAGCGAGTCTCTGGAGTAAGCGCGAATTTACCAAAGACTCCATTCCTGACAACCGTACAATTAAACGTTGGGTCGAAAACGGATTACTCATGGGAAGGATTGTAGATGGTTCAGTTTTTGTCTATGAAACCGAAAAGTGGGGAGTTGACTCAATTGTTAATCAGGCGGTACGTCAGTTAATAATTGAGGGTTGACCATGGCAGCAAGGCCACGAAAAAAAGAATACCGCCACCTTCCTGATTATCTTTTTTTTGATAAAGATCGTGGCGTGTATAAGTTCACGCTTATAACTGGGAAAAAGAAAACTCTCGGTTCGGATCGAGTAATGGCTATCGCCATCGCCCGAGAATATAACCTGAGGATGCGCCCTGAAAATACACCATCGATAGATTCATTAATTCGGGAATCGGGAGGGTTCAATGGTGAAGCCCACCCGTTTTCTGAACATGTTGATCGCATTATGGAGAGAGCGATCAAAGATGAGCAGCCGTCTAAAAGCACACTTGACGATTGGAATAATGATGCCATCAGGGTTAAAGAATTTTTTAATAACATACCCGCATGCGATATTGAGCTTGAGCACGTAAATGCCTACATACGAAATTACCATTCTGAATCGTCGGCCAATGTTCAGAACCGAAAAGTTAGCTTCCTGAAAAAGCTATTCTCTTATGCTGTTGATGAATCGCTAATGATGGATAACCCTGCAACACGGAAAAAAATGCGGCGTGTCGATAAAAAGGTCCGCCGGCGACTCACTTTGGAACAGTTCTTGGCCATACATGCAGCTGCTGAACCTTGGCTGAAGACTGCAATGGACCTTGCCATACAAACTACGCAAGCGCGCCTGGAAGTTTCCCGGATCCGGTACTCGATCAAGGAACCTCAAGAAGGGGTTTGCGGCTGTGTATGGTTCGATCAGGAGGAGGCTGGCATATTCGGAACGCTTTACATTCATCGGCAAAAAGTGCAGCACAAAGAGGCCTCACACGTTGCAATTCCGATCGGCAGGGCCCTGAAAGAGATCATCGACAACAGCAGAGACAATGTGGCCAGTCCTTATGTTGTTCACCGGCTTCTGGAAAAGAGAAGCAATCCGATAAGCAAGGAAGTTAACCACCCAACACAGGTGGCCCCTGATTATTTGAGCAGGGCATTTTCAGAGCTGCGGGACCGGATAGGTGTAGCGGCAGAATTACCTATCAAAGAAAGGCCAACTTTCCACGAGATTAGAGCGCTGGCGGCTCATATTTTCGAAAGACAAGGTATCGATCCGCAGGCAAGGATGGCCCATAGTGATGCTAAATCGACAAAAATTTATACCCAGAATCATGTTGAATGGGTTGAAGTACCGCATGCAGAAATAAAAATGGCATAAAAAAAGGCACCTGATGGTGCCTTGAATAAAGTCTTGAATAAGACACCCGAAGGTGCCTTAAGTGGTTCTCTTAGCAACGAACTAAGAACGCCCACGCCTCATACCCATAATCATGAGCATCAAGGACTTTTGCGGATTTCCCACGTACCTTGCGGTAACGGCAGAAAACCCAACGGAACCCTTTTGGTGCCGCTTTCGAAGCGATAGATTTCAAACTCATTCATGTAACACCTCCTTACCAAGAGAGATTTTTCCCTTGAACATCTTCCCTGAAGGTGTTAGTTTCAGGCTGTCTATTGAAGCTGTTCACGGTGGTGACGCCTCTCGGATTCATCACCTTAAGACCCCTTGCATTGGTTGGCGCCAAGCAGGGGGTTTTTACATTTTGTCTAACTGATATCGTGCGGCCACTAATGATACTCCGCATGCCTCAGCTACATTTTCAGCACTCATACCTTTCAGAACATTGGCATGAATAGCTGGTACTAATAGCTCACCACTGAAACATTTGGCTTGCCACTCACTACTCTCAAAAGGGCGGATTTTTACCCCTGGAGCAGAACGCGCGAAAGCAATGTTCCTGTGCATGAGAAGATGACCCAGTTCATGTGCGGCAGTCATCCTGTCACGCCCTACCCCATTCAAAGCACCCTCGTAAATGTCTTCACGAAGAATCAATAAATGTTCCTGTGGGTAGGTGAGACCGTGCGTCTCCCCCATTTCCTTCATCCCACCGATATGGAGTTCAAAATCTGGGATCAACTGAGGCAATGCGAACTCAATCACCTCCATAACAGGAAACATCAGGCCTGTAATACCGAAGGTGCTCCGCAGAGATCTGACGATAGAACGTATTGATTCGCGGTTCTGCGGGGGTACACGATAATCTTGTCCGCTCAAAATGCCTCCTACTGCTGTTTTCGATTCAAAATCTGTCGTAAATTCCGGAAGTCTTCTTCATTTAACTCATCAAAACTACGAGCGAACGCAATTGCGACTTCACGAGCATGGTCGTTCTTACCTGACAAGCTGATCTCTACTGATTGCTGAGAGTCACGAGCTGCACTGATAAGCTTTTCTTTTTGTTTTTCATCCGCATTCAGATAGCCAATGATGCTATCAAGCACGGGTTTAGTGACCGCCCTTTTACCAGTTTCGATTGCTGAAAGATAAGACGAGGTCATACCCATAGCCTCAGCCATGCTTTTAAGCGTAAGCCCCAGGTCTATGCGCATTTTTCTTACTGTCTTACCAAACGGCGTTAACATAGTTGTATCTCCAGTGTGTCCAAGACCCCCATTACTCTTGGGTCTCATATTAAGTTAACAGGCTCCAGACAGAAAATCAACAGAATTTTGTTGATTTCTTTCATGTCGATTCGTTTACGAATCTTCAGTCTCGTGTTGATTGAGACGTAGGTTGTGTGAAGAAGTATGGGGAAAAACCAGCTGTAACCCATTGATGTGTATAGTGCGGATTTTGCAAAAAATGCACTGTTTGCATATACAGTCGAATGTGTCTCAGCACCAGTATTTACAAGGGTTACAGCGGATTTATCGCAGTGACATGGGGTGTCGGGGGTCGGAGGTTCAAATCCTCTCGTGCCGACCAAAAACACATTGAAAACCAGCTTCTTACGGCTGGTTTTTTCATGTTTAAAATTTGTACGGGGAATCATTGGGGAAAAATGGGGGAAAAACCCCCGACATTTACACGCTACATTACAGGCGATTTATCGTCTTTTACTTGGTTAAGTGTATGTGTAAGAACGCCGTGTACTGTTACGTCATTCAGAGCTTCCCCTTCTATCGCTTCACCATCTTGAGTGACCAGCGCGCGGCCCATTAGCTTCACGAACTGGTTTCTCCCGTCCATGCTAACCAGCAACGTATCCCCTCCTTCTGGCTTCAGACTGACGTTAATAACGGCCCAGCCGCATGAAGTTTCAATAACCCGGCAGTTGTTATCTACACCGCAGATAACATCTATCGTCATGCGCTGCTCCTGGTAATCCATGGCTGGCGATGGAAATCCCATTAGAAAACCCTCCCCATGTTACGCAGGATCCAGTATCGGTTCTCACTTCCGTTCGTGGTCTTATCGGCGAAGTCCGGCTGGTATCGCTCGATCCATGAATTTGCATCCGCCTGGCTGAAATGCCAGTGCCTCTCCTGCAGTTCATCGATGAATTTGTCTGTATGCAGGCAGAGATAGCCCTTGGGGTTTTGCTGTATGGCCGCAATAAAAGCAGCACGAATATCCGGTTGACGAGGCATGAACACACCCTCACTCACTTATTGACTGTATGCATATACAGTAGTATTTTTATAAAAACAGATCAAGCACAGGCAATTTTTCACTTATAAGAGGATCGGTATGTTTGTTGAACTGGTTTATGACAAGCGAAATGTTGAAGGGCTCCAAGGGGCCAGAGAGATCATACTGGCCGAGCTGACGAAGCGGGTGCACCAGATTTTCCCTGATGCCGAAGTGAAGGTGAAGCCGATGCAGGCAAACGGCCTGAATAGCGACGCCAGCAAAAGCGATCGGGAAAAACTGAACCGCATGCTGGAGGAAATGTTTGAAGAATCTGATATGTGGCTGGTTTCTGAGTTCCCGACCGTTCGCCAGGTTGGCCGGTAGATATTGTTCGGGTAATATTCCCGACGTTTGCTCGGGCATGAACACTGAGCAATCAGCCGCCGCCCATTCTTGCATACAATGGGAGGCGGCTTCCTCACCTGGTGCCTGCGTAAATTATTTACGAACCTGACTTGCTAAGCTCAGAGGCAGCTTTCACCGCTTTAATAACATCACGAGCCTTGTCCGGATCGTTAAGCGCCAGTTCCACCAGATTGAAGAGTTCTTTGATTGCTTCAGTATGGTAGGCGGCAGCCACGCCTGATGTATCAAGAAATTTAAAATTCTCAATCACCGCACCGTCGCTAAACTTGCGGTCTCCATATGATTTGACAGCATCCGGACACCACTTTTCAACATCCTGGGCTATAAGGCCAACGCCTCGTCCGCCATCCTTAATATCGTAAGTCACGCCACGCATAGCGAGTACTGCGGGAAGAGGCTTGGCTACAGCCTCAATATTCGACTTGTGGCGCTCGTCAGAACCATTAACCCAGGGTCCTTGCGAAGTAGCTGATCCATCGAAATTGAATGCCCAGTATTTTTGTGTGGCTGGTCCATAGTAGTAAATTGTATAAGCCAGAGTGTCCGTTCCTGACCCGCGAGTAATTCCTGCAACCCAGCTATCGCTGTACCATTTGTACTGAAATGCGCCTACATATCCTGTTGACGGTGTATCTCCATCACCCGAGATTGTAAGTATATTGTTATCTCTGCCTGCCCCCTGTTGCACCTTTCCCTTTAATACGAATCCCTTGGAGAGATCAACATCAAGCCCACCATTGGCGGAAATAACAGAGTTAGCGTCAGCAGCAATCGGTGCGTTTTTTAGAGTTATGCCGCCCAACATGGTACCACCGGATTTAGACAGCCCCCCAAGCGCACTCAAGGCAGCCTCAGCGCTCGTTTGTCCTGTGCCACCCTGGGCAATCGGAATTGCTCCGTTGCTCCCTTTCTGTGCCAGCTTACCGATGCCAGGGATGGTTACGGAGGTGCCGTTGATGGTTACAGTGATGCTCTGATTGGCTGAGGTGGTGGCGAACGTCTCCCACGCGCCAATGTTTTCGTCATACTCTTTGATGAGCTGCGACATCGCCTGTGCCAGCCCGTCGACAGAGATATTGTCGGACACCAGGATTCCATACTTCTGACCACTCAGTGCCGGAGAGGCAGCAGGTGTAACCGTCATCGATGTGGAGCTGTCCACGCTTGAAATCTGGAAAATTTGAACCGGGTTCGACATGACGATAATCGTCTGTCCAGCGCGAACCTGGCTGGCAGGCGCCGTCCAGTTCGTGCCGGTGCCAGTTGCGGTGTTTCCGTTAACGGCGATGGTGCCAGTGTTATAAAGCATATTTTCTCCAGGCAATAAAAAACCCCGCCGGGGCAGGGTTGATATTCAAAATAGTCGACTGATTTTGACGAGTGTATTTATCGCGGAACAGATGGGAGGAAGGATTCAGGCTTAACTTAATGACGTACCCTGTGGCGTAACGATCGCAATTATAGGACTTGTCAATATTCTCCCGCTCCCCGAAGCGCTGAGAGTGATCGTTTTTGCCTCACCCGCTGCAAGGTCGTAAGAGTAACCAAACGATTTTCCCGCAGTACGGTCTGCTTGTTCCTCACCGTTAACAAAGAAACGACAGCCCGCTGTGTACTCATTTATATTGAAAAATATTGATAGCCTGACTGGCAGTCTTGAGTTTCCTCCATAATTAATATTAAAGCTTCGGTTTGCGCCTGCTTCTTTACTAAAGGCAGAATACATTTTGGACTCTGAGATATTACCGACAATTTTGTTTGCATAAACGGTACCCTGAAAATCTCCGTCTGTAGCATATACAGTCCCCCTGAATTCGCCGTTCGTGGCGTAAACCGTTCCTCGCACGGTTACGTTATTGAAAACGGCATAACCGGATTTGTTGATGTGCCAGCCAACATTCCCGGTGCCGTCCCAAGTTGTCGACTGGATGTAGTTGCCGAGTTTGAGGTTGCTGATTGTCCCGTCACCAATGACCGTGTCGCGGATTATGGTTTGCCCGTTCTGAATAACGAACGGTAAAGTTACGGTCCCTCCGGCCATAGTTGTCACGGCGAAGCGATCAGCCAGGAAGATAACCTGCGACTGCATGCCGGATGGCGTATTCTCCACGCCGATCCCCATCCCTGCGGCGTAATACTGCCCGTTGCTGGAAACTCCAACCTTGATGTTATACATCGCGCTGAGGTCGCCATTAACGTTCGCTATCGCCTGAGCGTTAGTTGTGATGGCTGAGGTATGCCCGTTCACCGTCGCCGTTATGCCGTTTATCTGCGTGGCCGTAGCCTGCTGATAGTCGGAGAACGTCTGATTCAGGCTGTTGATGGATGCCTTGTTGCCGTTGACGTCCGTCTGCAAGCTCAGCAGAGCGCGCGCCGTTGCCTCCTTCTCGTTAACGATTACCTCATCAATACGATCCAGCTGCGAACTGTTACCGGCGACCGATGCAGACAGGGTTTTACGCGCAGCCACCTGCGCCAGCCCGTTCTGGATAATAGCAATGGCTGAGTTCTTCAACCCGCCCGTCATGCCGTCCATAGAAACGCTGATATTGTCGACTCGCTGGCCCAGGGCGGTATCAGCCGTCGCAACGGTCTGCTCAAGCTGACTGAGTGAAGACGAAACATTCCCGACCGTGCTGGAAAGCTCATTAACGCTGGTCTGAACCTTCCCGACGTCCTGGGCATTTTTGGCGATATCCTTCGCCTGCTGCTCCAGTTCGTCGTTGGCCTGTTTGATATCGTTAGCCATGCCAGCAATTTTTTCATTGCTGTCCACTGCATTCTCGATCAGGTCTTTGAACGTTTCCGACTCATTCATATCCTTCAGAATGTCATTGGTTATTTCGCTGACATCTATCGAGGACGTACCCATGACCCAGTCGGTCCAGTCCCCGGCGTTACCGATACGGTCAATCAGGCGCGCGCGGTACCACTGGCGAACGCCGGCAGGCATGGGGCCATGCTGATAATCTGCAGCCGGGTACGGCACCAGGACCAGCAGTTCAGGATTGGCGTAGTCGGCAGTTGTGGCGCGCTGAATCTCTGTATAGGCCGTGTCACCTGAGCCATCCGGAAATTTCCAGGTCAGGTCGATATGCCAGACCACATCTTCGGTCGCCAGGAAGTTGAGCGGAGTACCCGGTTTTCCCGTTTTACCGGAGAGATAAGTTGTTTCACCGTATCCCCATGGTGACGACGTATCCTGCGCATTCAGCGCCCGGACGCGCACGTCATAGCTGCCCGAATAAATGCCCTGAACCGAGAAACCCTGCGCGCTGGTAACCGGAACGTTTATCCAGTCCCCGTTGTCCTTACGCCACTGGGCAACATACCGGATTGCGCCCTCTACCTTATCCCATGACACGTCCAGGCTTGCTACAGTCAGCCCCTGAGACACATGATCGCTCTCAGTCACCACGATATTCTTCGGAGCAGACAGGACGCTTATCGGCGTGACAGTGATCGGGGGCGACTCGACCCGAACACCGTCATCGATGTAACGATATTTGTTTGGATCGTGCTGAAC